TAGTTGCCGACATAATCAGCGAACCGGCTATCGCCGCACATCGCCTTTTCGCCCAACGCGCAGAACATAGCGCAATCATAGCGCCCCCACTTGAAAGGCTTGTGTCGCCATTCTTCGACGTGCGCTGCCAAACGATCAGGCCAGTCATCTAGGCGCGCCATTCGAACGTCGCCTCTTGCAGCGAGTTGATGAAATCAAGGCCGGTATCATCCGCATCGATCAGCTTCTGATCTTCTGCTGTGTATCTGCGGACGCGCGGACGTTCCAGATCGATCAGGCGGCTTTCTGCTGTCAGCGCAATCGTGCAGGTTTCGCCGCTTTCCTGCAAAGTCATCACGTCCATCCGACCGCTGAACGCCTCATAGGCTGCGACGGTGCCGCTGCTAATCGTGCCGACATACACCTTGCAGTTACGGTTCTGATAGTTTTCTGTTAGCGCCAACGATAGCAATGAAGACGGCACACCAGACAAAACCAGATTCAGACCCTTTGCAGATATTTCGCTATTTTCTTCGATGGCTGAAATCGACATCAGATCGCCGCTGCCGGTATATGTGTTGCTATCGACCGTCAGATCGCCGTAGCCATTCCATAGCCGCGTTGTGCCGCTATCGAACGCCAATTCGACCGCAACGAACGCAGTAAGGCTGGCATCTGAAAAGCCTGATGGAACGCCTGATCTGCTCATAACGCCTCCACCGCAGAAAACGTGATCGAATAAAATCCATCATTGCCGATGGTCCAGCTTGCATCGTTTTGCGCCAGCCGGAAAAGACCCTTGGCATTGCTGACCACAACCGTCGCATCATTGGCAGGGCTGGATCGCAGATCGGGCCATAGGTTCAGCGTGGCTTCGCCGCTGCCGTTGCTGTTCACATCTTCCAGCACTTTATACAGGCGCGACGTTGCGCCAGTGCCAAGCTGGATATAATCGCCAGCCTTCAGATAGCCCGTCGCCGATGCTGGCAGGCCATCGATGTTCAGATTATTGCCGGTCTGCGATGCGCCGTTGACGACTGGCGTTCCTGCCGCGCTGCTGGCCGATCCACGCGGTGTTGCAGCGTTGGGATCGCCCACCAGAAACGTGCCAAATTGGCCGCGCAGGCGCAGCAGAAAGCTGTTCCAGTATTCGGCGTCAGAGCGCTTTACAGGCGGGATGTTGATCGTCGCGGACCATCTGGCCCCTGCGTGTCGAACCACTTGCTGTGACAGCGTGAAAGGGCTTTCTGTGACCGATACAACGTCGCTGGCGATAAGCTGCACTTGTGCGATGCCGGTCTGCGTCGGAAATGCCAGCGGATAACTCTCAGCCATATCAGCCCCCGAATGCCGTGGCGAAACCGCCACCGCGTCTGCGTGTATCTAGTACCGCCGCCGTCGTTGCATTTTGGATTTGCGGCAGCATGTTCAGCACTTCGGCGCGTACTGTATCGCTGACACCCGTCGACAGGTTGATGGTCTGGTTGACCGTCACACCGCCACCGCCCATTTGGTGATTTGGCACGATGCCGCCATTGCGGTTCGGGACAAATAGTTCTGGCCCACGTTCGCCGACCATATATGGTCTGCCTGCGGTGACAGGGCCACCAGCGGCCTGTGGTGCTGGCACTCCCGCCGACATGAAATCCGCTATCGGCGCGATGATTGCCTTGCGAATCTGCATTCTGACAATGTCGGCAAGGATGGACCGCGCCATTGCCTTGAAGGCATCTTTGGCTGATTTGGTCTGCATGATCACATCGACAAGACTATCCTCAAGGCTTTGCAGGCCATTCAAGGCGACATCTGCCATCGCCCTTTGTGTATCCTTTGCCTCTTCAGCCAGCTTTTTCAGCGCATCGGCAAAGGTGGTGACTTTCGGCGTTCCTTCCTCAAAATTTCCAAGCAAGGCTGAAAGCTTATCGTCTAGTTCTTTGGTGCTGGTGATGTTGAGGTCGTTTTTCTCTGTCGACTTTTCGATTGCCGCAATCTCAGCTTCTAATCCGGGCAAAAGATTATCAATCCCCTTTTTGAATCCGGGGAAAACAGTATCGACCATTTTGATCGCTTCATCTGTTGCACCTTTGATGGCTTTGGTGAGGTCATCCAATGTGCCGGTTATTTGAGCGATAATAACAACAGTAACAACGCTGCCAAGAGTCAGCAATTTTGTGCCAGCCCTAAACAATGCCATCGCTTTTGATGCAGACATAAGCGCCGCCGCAAACCGCAGCATTGCCATAGCCTGACCCAAAATCATGCGCGCAAACACAGCAGCTGTTACCACAATCAATGATTTTCTAAGAAAATCCAGATTGCGCGAAACAAAGTCAGCCGCGTTGCCCATCTTTGTGAAGATAACCGGAATCAAGTTAACACCGCCGGTTAGGAATCGGCCTATCGCCTGCGCCAGACCGTCGCTGTTTTTGGCGGTAATGCTGAAAAACTTGGCCAGATTGACCAGCGCTTCATTAAATCCAGCCTCGCCAATAGCCTTTTTGAACATATCAAAGCTGTCGCCAAGATTGCTGAAAGCACCGTTTAGCGTCTTGGATTGCTTTTCAATCGCGCCGCTGAATTCAGTTTCGCCAAGATCGACAAGGAAATTAGATATCGCCGCCGCTGACTTTGTGACTTCTGTTTCAACGCCCTTGAATGTGAAAACGACTTTGTCGCCCTCACTTCTGGCCTTCAGACCAAATTCTTTTAGGCGCTCAAATTCACCGACAGCAGCATCCGCAGCCGCTTCGACAAACTGATCCAGCGTTTTTCCGGTTCCCGACGCAATGTTGCCGAACGCAGTTAAAGATCGGATGCTAGGGTTGATGCCACGCGCGACCAGCTTGTTGAACCCGCTGACAACCTCGCGCAGTGCGAACGGTGTCGTCGCCGCAAACTGCTGCAAAATATCGAACGCCTTTTCAGCCTTTTCGGTCGACCCCAAAAATGTCGAAAGGCTGGCCTCTAGGCTTTGGAATTCGCGGTTGGTTTCAATGGTGGATTTGACAAGTAAACCGAAGCCGGTGGCACCGGCAAGGGCAGCAACTGCGTTCTGAACATTAAAGATCGCATTTTTAACGCGGCCCAGACCAATGTTTATTGATCGAAATGCTTGGCCAGTTTTATCGACAGCACCAATTCTAATTTTAAGATTTGGATCGGCCATCTTGTGTCATCCTAAAATAAGCAAACCATTCATTGATCTCAGAAAGCGACAACTCTTCGATTTCGGCCTGCGTTTTGTTCAAACGATCCGCTAACGCCATAACATTGAAGCGCAGCGGATCGTCCTTTAGTTTTTTTCCGCGTCCTCAAGAGATTCGATCTCTCCGAACATATTGGCGGCGATTTCTGAAATCACCGTGACACTTTCAGCCATTAGATAGATTTTATCTTCCAGCGTGAAAAGGCGATTACCATCTTCATCGCCTGCTTTCAGAATAATCAGATCAACCATTCCATCGATCGTCATATTGCTCAGAAAGTCTTTGTGCTTTTTCTGTATTTTATTCAGATCACCGGCTGTGATCGGATAAACATACATTTTCAGCGGCGTGTCACCCTCGCCCCATTCTGGCACTTGGATGACGCGCGGCTGCTTTGAACGACGTTCAGAAATCTTTTTGCCAAGCGACATTAGCTGACGGTTCCTTCAGTCAGGCCACCAGTGATCTGCATTGAATAAGTGCCTGTGACCATACCATCAGCAGATGCACTAATATCCTTGCCGGTGATCAGCGCGGTGCCAGTCAACTTATGATCGCCGCTGGTGTTACCTTCCATCTGGAAGTTGACAGTCACCGATGCGCCGACATCAAAGCTGCCTTGACCCGTTGTGTCAGTATCATCGAAGTAGCACTCAACCGTTGCGGTCGCGTCCTTGAAGCTGGCCACATACGTTTTTGCAGCGTCACCCATTGTAGTATCTTCGATCACGTCAGCGGTTTCGTTGACGGTGAAAGAAATAATTTCGGCAACAGCGTTTGTTCCGCTCAACACCGTGCCTTCGTTACCTTTGAAAGTTGCCATTTTGATCTCCTCTTAGGCGGCAGTTTCAACATCATTTTCGGCGGTGCGATATTGCACCGACACGGTGAAGCGACCCACGGCCACCGGCTGTTCGCCGTCGCCCGAAAAATCAACCTCAAACGCTGTGACTTGCAAATCCTTCGACTTGCTGCCCAGCGTCACATCTGCCGCCAAAGCCTCTTCAACTTGAACGGCAATCGTGTCCAGCGTGTTATCATAGTTAGCAGTCGCACTGACATATGCCTCCACACTGACTTCCAGAACGCGGTTAATCGACCGCGATATTGTTAATGTATCAAAATCCACGGCTTCTGACCGTGTAAAAATGCAAAGCCCCGGCAGCTTAGTGGTTTCCAGCGGATAGATGCGCGACCGAAACACGTTTGACCCTGTGGTGGTCAAGCCTGTCAACGCGGTCACGATTGCATCGCGTATCTGTTGCCGGACGTGCGCCATCAGTCTTTTTCCAATACCAGCATCGTCATTCCGGTGCCGTCATCCTGCACGATGCGGACGGTGTAGTTTACCCCGCCCACAACCAGCGCATCGCCTTCAGCGGCGCTAGAAACGTCAGCAGTGCGGCAATGAAAGCGCGGCTGCTGCAATGCCACGCCTACGCCGCCGCCTGCATCGACTTCGATGAAGTCGTTGTCGAAAATGCCGTTGACCGTGCTGGCAGAACCGCCAGATGGCGTATAGGTTGCTGCCGATCCAAAATCATCGATATCGACAAAAACGGCACGGTCGGTGGCAGATTCAACGGCCATCAGGCATCCTCTGGCGTTTCGATCTCGTCAGCATCTGCGGCGCGATCAAATAATTTCTTTTTCGGACGGCCAGCCTTTTTGACCGGTTCGGCATATCCACGCGCGATCAGCTTTTCAGCGATGCGGTCATCCATATCATGCTCCTCACCAGCGAACATATTGCCCACGGTTCCGGTGTAGCACTTTTCGAGAATCTTGATTTTCATGTTACCTCACAAGGTGAAATGGTGGCCGGGTCATCCCCGGCCACCGTTTGATAGTTAGGCAGTAGACACTTCATCGGTGATCGCAAACGATGCGCCGTTGCGAATTGCAACATCAACATCTTGATGCAGGATGATGCGAGTTGTACCAGCAAGACCGCCGGTTGTCTCATCGATCATAATGTCTGCGCCGCCGAACAGGCCGACGATCAACTGCGAGAAGTCACCGTAGATCAGCGCCGATGCGTCGGTGCCGCCATCACCCGGATTCAGATTCGATGGCACGTTGCTGGTAAACTCAGCGCGGTATCCATAGATGCTGTTCCAAGGATCATTAAGCAGCATGATGCTGTCAGTCGATGCCACCTTGACGGTGTTGGCCATCTTCGCCTTGACCTTCGGGTTGGAAAGCCAGCCCAAGGTTTGCGCGTTGATAACGCCGTCTGCGTCTTCAACAGTCTTCACCAGATCGGTCAAGTCTGCCCAAGTCAGCGCAGCCACATCTGTGTTCGCAGAAATGTCAACATTGCCGACATCGCCGTTGTTCAGAATGCCTGTTGGCTGACCGCTGGAACCAGAACCGCTGATCGCTGCTGATTCAATCAGATCGGCTGCTGCGCGCAGCAGATCGTCTTGAACAATCTGATCAAGGGCTGGCACGCTCTCTTTGAGAGCAAGACGGCTGATGTCAACAAACGCGCCCATTGTGCGCGGCTGAAGAGTAACGCCTGCGTCAGTCTGTGACTGATCCGCAACGCTGCCCAACTCTTCAACGAATGCCGCAGTGGCACCGGCTGAAAACTTAGGCATCTTGATGCGGTTAGTGAGGCCACCCATAAAGGTGACGCCAAGGTTTGCCATCACTTGCTTTGAACGCAGGGCCTCGATGAACATATCACCGCGATGAACGGTCGGGATGAAGTTATCGACGACGTTCTCATCACCGACTGCACCAGTTGCAGCGGTTGCCATTGCGCCAGCACGCCAAGCAAAGTCTGGCACATACACACCACGCGCTGCGCGGCCTGTACGGCGCTGGACTTCCTCAGACATTTCACGCTCAAAACCAGCGTCGGACCAATCGTTAGTGGCCTGTGCGCGGATCATGCGTGCAAGTGAATATTCCCGCTGGTCCTTGATTGGAGCATCCACAACGTGCGCTGGTGTTTCCAGCGGCTTGTTGGCAATGACTTCAAGCAATTCGCCACGGAATTCGTCAACGGAAACGCCGCGACCGATGGCATCTTCGCCAAGATCAGCACGGCTGTGCTTCCGGGCCAAAGTCATAATCTCTTTGGCGCTTTTCTGCGCGGCCTTGGCGGCTTCCGCCCGTACCGCGTCAAGATCAATATCAGACATTTCGTCTTTCCTTTCTTCGATCTTTGGGGTTGCGTGTAAAGGTTCGGAAATAGACCGCCCGACCCCGATCAATGACGATTGATCCGCAGGTATAGATACAATACTGATTTCCATAGGCGATGTGGCGACGCGAACAATGTCCTCGCCGTCACCTTCACGTTCAACGCGACCATCTACACGATAGCCGACGCTGATATTTTGACGGATGCCATCCGTCACATCGTCGAAGATTTCAGAAGCACGGTCGCCTTTTCCAAAGCGAACGATAGCGCGGAGACGCCGCGCCTCTTCATCCAGTTCAACAGATTCAACAATCCCTATTTGGGTATCCATATCATGATTCAAAAGCAGCGGTGCGCGCCCAGAATTCAAAAAATCAAGATTCATGCTTTCGCGGCTGTGATCGATCACTTCCATCCCAAAAGCAC